CATGGTCTATTGCTTTTGATGATCTGAGGGTAGGGGATACGGTAGAGTTCAGTACATCTGGAAAATACAATCCCGGATTTCATGCTACGGAAAAGTATGTAGGGTGTGTAGAATGGATAAAAGGGTCGGAATGTGCGATAAAAACCGGTAAGGGAATAGCAGTAGTATTAATTAAACACATAGAAAGGGTGGTAAAATAATGGGGTTGAGAGAATTTGTAGAACTTTTTGACAAGAATGAAGTAAAGAATTTGTTTAATGCATTGTCTTCATGTATAGAATACGTAAGGATAGATTTGCATGTATTTAATATAGGTGCCTATGTTACGTGCCTGTACAGTAATGATCTTGAATCGCTTTCACAGACAGAAGGTTGTAATGTGAATATGATAATAGAGGTACCACACTTATTCGAAGCATTCATGGAATACGCTTCACCGGAAATGAAGTTGTATTACGAAAAACTAACAGAGACAGTATAATATGAAAGAGGAAGTAGAACGGATAAAGAAGTTGGTTGGCATAGATCATAATAGATGGGAGCAGCCTTGTACATGTGATAAATGCAAGAACATGTGTGAGGTTCCTTGTATTGGTACGCCAAAAGACATAGAAGCTATCATAGATGCCGGATACGCTGACAGGCTAAAAGAAACAATGTGGATGGTAGGGTATCTTGCAGTGAAAGAAAAACCAATAGCGATGATCCAGCCAACAGTGAAAGACGGGTGGTGCGCATTCCGCCAGCCGGACGGTCTCTGCGAGCTGCATGACCGAGGACTAAAGCCGACCGAAGGAGTTCTGGCTTCTTGTAAGGTGGTTGAAGAAGACGATATTCCGACATACGAGACATCCGTACTTAGAGCAGTAGCTCATGAGTGGGTTAAGGTGGAGAACTTTGGAAATGTAATGAAGGTCGTTTTTAAATTTTTGCATGAAAATGAACGTAGAAAATGAATTAGATAAAGTAGTTAAGATCCTAAAAGAAAAAGGATTTGTGGTATATAGAAAGGGAGGAAAGGAACCGGGTGTATTTTACGCCAAAGAAGGTGATAAACGAATAGGATTCGTTTATCCCAACAACGGATATATATACGACAAGATAAAAATGTGGTCTTTTTCAAGGGTGTATAAACCGCATAAGAAAACCGGGTCTTCGTGCTTAATGTGTGTCAGCGACGAATTTACGATAGAGAATGCGATTAAGAGCATAGAGGATAGACTGTGGGTAAATGATATAAAAGACGGTAACAGAAAACGACCAGAAGAATATAAAAACATAAGAGAATTTGTTGGTAGCTTCACTAAATTCTACAACTCTGTAGAATTAGTTGAAGTTAAGTAGTTTTCCATGTAAGTTAGTTGCCGGCACTGGTCTGTGAAGATAGGTGTCGTTTTTTTAAGAAAGGAGGATAAAGATGGAGAAAAGAGACAAGGAAATGCCTTACGAGGTAATCATACAGGAGAGAAACAAAGTGGATTTATACGGTAACGTAGTATATTATATCTATTGGTTTGATAAATATGGGAACGATATTACAAACGAATGGAAATTCTGGAGCAAGGGTCCGAAAAAGAAATATGATAGAGTTAATCGTTATCTAACGGATGATTGGCTGAAGAAATACTGTAAGAATGACAATTTAAAGATAAGGAGAATAAAGGAATGAAAACGATAAAAGTAGACAAAGTGGTTTTATATTACATGGATCGGGTAGACCCTGACGGGAACTTATACCGGTTCTATATGTATAAAGGAATGGCATCTGAAATAGAATACTTTTGCACGGAAGAGGCAGGTAATATGACCATACCAATCGGAGAAGGAAAGTATGTCAAGATCGTACCAAAAGAAATAGAGAGAATACCGGTAAGGGGATATAGGAAGCTTGCTGGAATATGGAATTGTGAAACATGTAACGGAAAGGGATGGTATAGGCTTTTTAATTATTTCAAATACAAGCCGACCCTATGTTATTTTAAAAAAGCGGGACATGATGAAAATGGGAACACAAGATACGAAATATCATTATTTAATGCCACTATGAATGTGACAAGGTATTTTAATCTGTGGAGAATGAAGCCAGGAAAGCATGCTATGATAACAAACGAGTGTGGCGCCTTGGATATTATAAAAGAAAAATTTGACAACATAAATATAGTGGAATATGGATCTAAATAAATTGTATAAAGAAATAGAAGAAGCAGAGGTCAGTCTGAATGCAAAAAGATTAAAGTACATCAAAGAAGCATTAGCAGAAAACAATGGAATTATAAAGCTAAAATTCAAAGAATTTAAAGAGTTTAAAGAAACTAATGATGCGTTTGACTTTGATGATCAGTTTCCGGTGATAATAGAAATTAATGGGATTCCTATGTTTTTAACGGAGGTGTATGTCAAAAAAAACGATTTTCGGGATGATTTTGCAAAACAGAAGCATGATGAGTTTTATGCTTACGTCAAACATCATTGTCCCGGCTTTGAGGATAAAATCGAGTGGGAATATTTCCAAGCATATAAAACTATGCCGTGGAATCTGTCTCAACAAGTAAAGTTTTGGAGTAATTATGGAATTGCCTTTAAATAGTTAGTATATGACATTTAAAGAATTTATGCAAGAGAACGGCTATGACCTGATAACTACCTTTTGGGAAGATTTCAGCATAGCCGACAAGTATGGTATAGCAGGTGTCAAAGATACCTACAAACGTGCGTTCAGCGAATGGAAAGACGATTATAAGTTCTTTACAGAATTGACGCTGGTATTGAATCATAAAATCTGGCAACATTATAAAAGCAATCGTGAACTGGCTGCATTGTATGACCGGTTGTGGCGGGAAGCTGACGAGTATGCCATGAACAACTTTAAGGGAGAAGAACTTGATTATTATTACAGAGTAACAGATTAGAAAGTGATTATGAAAAATACGATAGTAACAGGCAGCCTAATTGTATTCAGTGACGGATTTGTTTGGAAAAGATTGTCCAACGAAAAAGCCTACAAGATATGGGTGTCGGCAGAAAATGAAGATTTTGAGTTATACAAGGTGAGAGTAGATGATGAGTCCGAGTCATTGATAGAAAGTTTGGAAGATTTACAGGATGCCTTTAAACAAGGTCATCATGTATGTATAGAAGTAGGTAAGCTACCATATAGCATAGGTTTGAATTACTTACGAAATCTACAAGAGATGTCGGTGACAGCCGTGGATGATCTAATGGGATTAAAAGAACGTAGCAGGGAAGAGGCATTTAACATCATTCAAGAGTGGACCAAAGAGTTTACAGAGAAATATGGGAATTATTATTTTGATGGCTCATACTATGATGAAATAGATGCATTTATCGAAGAAAAATTAAGAACTATTTAAAATATAAAGACATGGAAGACGATCTTATTACAACAAAAGAAGTAGGCGATTATCGCATTAAAGTGTATTATTGCCGTGATTCAGAATGCCCTATAACTAATTGGGGTTTGTTTGGGTCATTCTTTTTTGAATACTCTGATATGCATCGATTGCATGATGAATGCAATTGGAAAACTTTCTTCTACGATAACAAGCATGATCTTAGAGATGTTATTGATGCTATTGTAATGAAGCATATAGAACAGAAAGACATTGTAAAATATTTAAAGAAAGGGGAAGCGAATGGGATCTCATTCACATACAACAGAGGTGGCAATGTATGGAAGTTGAAGCATAAGACAAGTCCATATATAGGTCAAGAGTTTTTTCCAAGTGATTTGACGGACTTTGATTGCAGAGGAGAATTAATAGAGGATCTGGATGATGAAGACCTGTTAGATATCATATCCAAATATGGAAAAGATGTGGTAGCTATAGAGTGGTCAACAAGGGGTTATAGTCAAGGTGATTATATAAAAGGGATAGTATACGTTACAAAAGAAAAATATGATAATGAAGTCTGCAACAAAGAAGGAGACTGGAAAGAAGATTGTGCCAAGATTATAGATAATGAAGTAAAGTCCATAGGTATGTGGATGTGGGGAGATGTAAAAGGGTACGTTCTTGAAAAGAAGGTAGCATTTACCAAGAAATACAAAGACAAATCAAGAGAGGATGAAGATTGCGAAGAATGGGAAGAGGTTGATTCTTGCTGGGGATGTTACGAGGAGACAGATGAATTGATAAAGGAAGTCATGATAGAGAATGGCTTAGAAGAATAGGTTGTGTATGCTGATGCCATGAGTGATTTTATCCAGAAATTATATAACTACATTTAATAACATATCTTATGAAAACACAAGAAGAATATGCACTTGAAATTGACGAAATAGTTCGCCGGGATGTGGAGAGTCGCCAGAGCGACTGGTTTAAAATCGACAAGGAGATATTTATGCAGCCAGAGAATAAGAACAAGGCATTTATTTTGGGAACCCGGAAGACCGGATGTGATTTAATAATACTGGGTGGCACTAATTGTGATGAAGGTAGTATGGATTGGCTTTTTGGGAGTCTTGGCAATGAAAATTTCTATGTATGTAAGCCGCTATCTTTCTATAAATCACAACAAGAAATCCAGAAAGTAAATCCGCTTTATGCTTTCAAGGTGGCCACTGCTTATTTTAGAGAACAAGGGAAGGTTCCGGTATTTGAAGATAGTAACTGTAGATTAATAAAACTATGAGCATAAAAGTAATAAGATACAGGTTGCCCTCTTATTGGGCTTGCCCGTTAATCAATGATGATTACACTGGATTAACGAATGAAGAATGTGAGGAAATCCAACGCTTCTTGGAAGCAGCAGAAGGTTATCCGGTAGATGTAGATTTGGAAACACAAGGGTTTTACCGTTGTAATGACGCAGGAACACTTCCCGGAGAGTGTGCAGATTTTATTTTTCATAAGTGTAATGATTAAACTAAAATAATATGGAAACTACAAACAAACTGTTTTATTCAGGTACAAAATTCTTTACAGAAAATGAAGAAGATTATAGAATAACAGTTAGAATCTCTTTGGATGATGACTGCAAAAATAACATATGCGACTGGAGCATAACAGCCGACGTTGACTGGAAAAACAAGCATGGAAAATATGAGGATTACTTAGGAGGCTGCTGCCACGATGAAGTCGCAAAACATTTTCCGGAATTAGCGAAATTCATATCGTTGCATCTTTGTAACCATTATGGTGCTCCTATGCATCCGGTAGAAAATGGCATATATCACGTGAGAAGAAGTGGTATGTCTGTGGCAATGGAGTATTTGCGTATATCAGAACAAGAATGCGTAGAATTATATAAAGCCTCTGAGGATAAGATGTATTTCAAGTATCTGCTTTTCGATTTAGGAATTGTAGATAGATGGAAACGTGAATCAGACGAGCTTCTTGTTGAACTTGAAGACCTGTGTGGTAAGAAATGGGTAAATCCGTATACGCCGGAAAAGGAAAGGTTTACTTTGACATTAACGGACGAGGAACGTTTGCTTATTGAAGAGCGCATTAAAGCCGGGTATTATTCCGCAGAAAATATCGAAAAACGTAGGGAAGAGGTTCATAAGGCAAAGATGTTGAAAAAGCGTGCTGAAATTTGTGAGCGATACGATAAGAAAATCAGACAAGCAGAAGCAGAAAAGAAGATAATGCTCTGTGTGTTTGATTATGGATTGCCAATTAATAATGTTATATATTATCCTCACACGAACACTTTGTCTTTCAACTGGAACGGTTATGGAGAAAAAATCACACAGGAAGAGTTTGATGATTTTGTGAATAAGGTAGACCGCTCCAAGTTGCCGGAAGATATTAGGTTTGAACTTAAATAAAATATAGGATATGGAAAGATTGAATTTTGAAACATTGTTTCGTGTTGTAAGATGGGATTACAACCGCTGCTTTAAGGATGAATCACTGGATAAGGATTTGTTCATGGAAAAATACGGGAAAGTTATGGGGGAACATTATTACAACAAGTTTGTCCATGAGTTTAACGGGAATATCATGAAGATGATTGGTTACTTCAGAGGTTCCGAAAAAGAAGGGCAAATCTTCTGCGATATGATAACCGAACGTATTGAAAAATACGAAAAGAGAATGTCATATGATAAAGGTAAGTTAAACAATTAAAAAGATATTTATATGAACAATTCAATGGTCGCTCACTTGTGGGCTCATGAACAAGAAGAATCAGCATCAGGGAGCAATTTCTTCTTTGAAGGTACAAGTATTTATTCTTATGGGCATTACTTTGAAGTCGGGAGAATAGTAAAAAACAAACAAGGGAAGAAAGCATACCTGATAAATGAAGATTATTATTCTGCTACCACGGGCAGACATCAACGCTATGTTCGTAATGCGATACCAATTTGGGCAATGGTTTTCAGTGTAGGGGATAATATATCGGATACTGGTAATATGAGGTTTGTTGCCAGCAAACTGGAATCAATTAAGAAGTCTATTGAAAAATACAAAAGAGCTAAAACAGAATTATCTTATACAGATATTTGGGGCGCTTTTGGGAATATGATGGATTACATTCAGTTCTTTAACATGGGAACTGCTAAGAGTATCCTTGAAAAGAGTGCTAATGATTGGCTTGGAACCAATCATGAATTATCCAAGAGCGAAGATAGTATCAAGCGTAAGCACGTACATGAATTAAAACGCATCTTTCAAATTTTATTGGATCATCAAGGATTAAAAGTGTTAGGGACCGTAAATGTGATTGTTGATGAAGTTTGCGGGGAAGGTACATGGATTAAGTATTTAGAAAGATCTGAAAGATGGAGAAAGGGTGAGGAAGAAAGAGAAAGAATAAAATTAGAGAGATTAAGCAAGGAAGAAGAAGCCCGTCACAAGGATTTTGATGAAAAACTGGAAGAGTGGAAGTCAGGAGAAATCAATTTCTTGAATACACCTTTCTATATTCCTGGTGAAAAACCTAACGCCTGGATTCGTATAAAAGGAAATATTATTGAGACAAGTAAACAGATAAAGATTGGAATAACAGAAGCCAGAAAACTGTGGCGGGCTGTGTCGGCAATGCACCGGGGCGCCGAGTTTCGGCACGGTCTGGTGGAGGACATCACCGGTCACCAGTGGAGTCTAAATCGGTACGAAAACGATTTGCTAACCGCTGGATGTCATAGGATAGCATATAACGAAATGGAGAGAATAGCAAAACAACTGGGATGGGTTTAAGTAACCCATCTTGTTTTATTGATTACATAATTAAAAATAAAAAGATATGGAAAATCCAATTATTGTTCCGTTTGATTTAAATACGGCGAGAAAAATTAAAAGCGGAGAAATAGAAGGTTCAGTATTAATTGGTAATATTAAAATAGAATTTGTATATGAGTCAAAAGACTGTGCAGATCGTTATAATTTACTTTTGGTAACGGCAAAACATAAACAATATGAATAATTTTGTAATAGATACTCCAGATAATTTCTGGCAAATAAGATGGCTTGACAAGTATATGGAAGGCCACAAAGGATTCATAGCTGGTGGATGTTTTAAAAATATCCTTTCCGGAGAAAGAGTAAAAGACATTGATATTTTCTTTGAAAGTGAAAGCGATTTTCAGGAGGCTATTGATTCGTTCAATGATGAAAAACATCAGAAAGAAGGATGGAAATTTAAGTACAGAAATGAGAAGGCATGTGCGTTCCAGAAAGAGGGAGAAAAGGTATGGATAGAGTTCATAGAGTCAGAGTTTGGAAAGCCGAAAGAGATTCTTAGGAGCTTCGATTTTACTGTGACAAAAATGGCTTACTATAAGGAGCCCAAATACGAAGAAAAAGAAGATGATTATTTTCCATTCTCATCTGCAAGTATAGTAGCATACGAGTACAAACTACTCTATCATGAGAAATTCTTCGAACATCTTCATATGAAGAGGCTGGTCATTGACGAAAATATTCCTTTTCCAGTAAGTACATGGGAGCGCTCATATCGGTATAAAGGATATGGTTACAATATGTGCCGGGAGACAAAGAAAAAACTTCTACAGGCTATTAAAGGTGTAAACGTAGAGGAGGGAGATGTATCTTTGTACACTACTGGAGGATGGGATTAACCTATAAAACAAAATTGCTTATGAAAACATTAGAACAACTTAAAGGATTAGCATCAAAATGTTTAGACGGTAGAGATTTTAACAGACTGGCTAAATTTATCCCATATAACATGATAAAGGATTTCGGTATGGAGCCGAACGAAGAATACAATAACGAAGAAAGGTGGAACAGTACTGTAGTTGAATTTACCAGGGAGAATGTTTTGAAACAGCTTGAAGAAGATGTAAGATTCGGTTTTGAAAAGGCATTAAATCAGAGAGGAATATCAGCCAGTTTAATGTTTGAATGTGTAATGATGTGGAACTACATCCTGGAAGAAGGTCTTGAAGACTGGGATGAGGATGATTATAGATTTTACGGGCTACCTCTATTTAAAGCTACGGCTGTAAAATACGGATGGGATAATCCTATAGGGGAAGACAGCGGGAGAGAAAGAAAATATGATTCACAGTATTAAATGGGCATATCATGAGCACAAGTAAAGAATACAGGGATCATCAAGACTTTATGGAATTTCTTAGAAATGTGGCAGCCGATATATGGGTGGAATATACGGAGCCTGAACAAAGAAGTAAGTTGTTTAATTTAATGAATAAAAAAAATGAAAACAGTTTTTGATTTAAGCAGAGATGAGATTGTGGCATTGACAGACGAAGAGATAAGTCTGTATATAGACAAGGAGCTTGCTGGTAAAGGTATTCCAATTGAAGCTAAAAACTGGAATATAAAGAACGAAAAAGAAGTCGTGTATCCAAGAACTGGAGTTCCAGTATTTATGTTAAAAGATATCGGCATCGGTTTTAGAACCGTAGAAGGTGCAACTGAGGTGGCTAATTTGCTTGTTAAATATAATGCATTTAAAATAGAATCAAGGTTTCTGACAGGATCGTATGAACAGTTTTGGATCATAAAAGAAAGTGTTTGCCCGGCTATTAAAGGGGAAGCGGGGTATAGCAAAGAAGAGTTTGATAAGGTAAACAAGGAAAGCAAAGATCCAGAATTGGAAAGTATAAATTCCTTCAATGATACTGTGAAAAAAGCCAATGAAATTAAAGACAGGGTGTTGAAATACGTGTACAACATAAAACAAGAGCGTTCATATAACAATGACCTGGTTGGTATCTTTGAAAGGTATAAAGATATAGCAGACGGTGATATGGAGGTAGCTATGAATTTTATTAAGGAGGCCTATCCATTCAATGAAGAAACAGAATCGTTTATCAGGAAAAAGTTTGACATGCCTATGCCGGACGAATCAAAAGAGTAGTAATTAAGCTAAATTAAATCATTTTGAATCTTTTTTATTATCAAAAGACATATTTTTGTCCAAAAAAACAAACAGAATGGAAGAAAAAGAGATAAAAGAAGCTATGATTGAAGCCCTGACGCACTTAGAGGGGTGTAAGTATTTCGTAGCCACGATAGTAAATGAAGAGGAAAGAAGATTTGATATGAGCCTAAGAATGTCACAGCATCAATTGGCGTTAATTATAAAAGGCATCTTATCTAATAATGAGATGATGATGATGGATGTTTTGCAGTGGTGTTCTGAAAGATTTAAAAATAGTATAGAGAAAGGAAAGAAATCAACTAATTAAATATTAATACAATGAATCGCTGGTTTGAAATTACGGTAAAAGCCGAGATTGATAATATCGAGAACGGCAAAAAAAAGAAAGTAACTGAAAAGTATTTGGTAGATGCCTTGTCTTATACAGAGGCAGAATCAAGATCTTTAGAGATTTTCAAGGATTTATTTCAAGTGTTCGACATTATTAAAATAAATCCTATTAAAGTGTCGGAAATCTTCTTCAACGGAGAAGCTGAGTACTGGTATAAGTGTAAGGTGAATTACATTACACTGAATGAAAAGAAAGGTAAAGAAAAGAAAACGCCATGCTATATGTATGTCCAGGCCGGCAATCCGAAAGACGCTGAGGCTGTGTTAACTAAAGGTATGCAGGGCACGTTAGGAGACTGGAATTGCGAAGCTATTGCTGAAACGAAGATCATTGACGTATTCAAATACGATCTTCAGAAGGGAGCTGAAAAATTAGGCGAGAAGAAGAGTGAAGAGTAAGGCTGATGTAGTTTCCAACATAGCGCTTGTTGTGGCGATAATATCATTGCTTTCAGCAGGCGCTTTCCTTCTGATAGTGATTAAGACAGACGAGGTATCTAAATTATTAATGAACGTACCTTATCTACTGGCTTCAGCGGGATTGTTCTTTTCAATAATATCATTATTATTCGAATGGAAAGCAAGGAAAAGAAGCTATACGTCTGCGAACGATGCGGACGAAAAGTGATGATAAGAAGTCATGGCTTATGCCAGGCTTGTAGGAGCAAAGAGTTGACTCCGAAGAAAAAAAACAGAATTACATCCATTAAAAACAGCAACAAGAAGAAAAAGTTAAAAAACCCGGATTTA